CACCGCCTTGAGCATTATTTAATGGAGAGCCAGCTCCACCTGGATTTCCTTGAGGTGGACTTGTTGGTGGTGAATTTCCTGTTCCTGCAGTATATACACTTGGATGTGCACCACCAGCACCTGAACCTCCTGGTTGACCTATTGGAGTTGGACTTCCGTGGCTTGAATAATAACCACCTTGACCACCACCCGTTGATGTAATAGTTGAAAATACAGAATTACTTCCTTTTGTACCTGCTCCTGGGGAACCTACTAATCCTGCTCCGCCAGCACCTACTGTAATTGGATATGTTGTTGCTGTAACTGTAATACCTGATGGATTTGCTAAAGGTGAAGTTGTAGGAGCTGGTAAACCTAATGAGTTTGACATTCTAAAACCACCAGCACCTGCTCCACCAGAATAAGGTCCTCCTGTTGCTCCACCACCAGCAACAACCAAATAATCTACTACTCCTGGCGTACAAGGTTGTATAGCTGATACTACAAAACAACCATCACCTGTAAAGGTATGAACTTTATAATCTCCTGAAGTTGTTATTGTACCACCTGTTGCTGTAATATAGACAGGTTGTGGAGTGTCATAACCACCATATTCATTAATAGCTGAACTTGGTGTTGTACCAGCCGCCTGGTTAAGTTTAACTAACCAGCCTTTATTTGAATCTACATAAACAAATTCAGCTACAGTATTATTTGTTGTTAATTGAAAATCTGAACCAACTGTACTATCAATGTTAATACCACCTGTATTGACAATACATCTATTTGTGGCAAAAGTTCCTGAATAGTCGGCAATAACTACAGTATCACCTCTACTAGGTGATGTTGGTAAAAATACTTCAATTACACCAGCATTTGTGTCTAGGAAATAACCTTGACCTGCTGTTGCATTTACAGTTGTAGAACCATCGGCCACCGTTACGGCTTGCCAGTCTGTACCAGCAACGATCTCACCACTTGCTCCTAAAGCAATTGATGTTCCGTTAATTGTAATCCCTGTGTTTGCTAATCTATCATTAGCGATTGTACCTGGTGCTATGTTTGAAGATTCTACAGTAGCTGGAGCGATCTTAGCACCTGTAATTGTTCCTGGGGCTAAATCAGCAGCTGATATTTCTAAATCTTTAATTGACTTTGTTGTAATTTTGTTAATTGCCATAGTAGTTATTCTCTCTATTATTTATACTATTTATTCGTCCTGATCTGTTGTTGGGTTGTAATTTTTACTATCTGTAAAATCCGTTATGGTTGTTGTAAAACCAAAATCATCATCAGCGTCGGCCGTTGTTGGATTTGGTGTTATTACAATTCTAACTTCTCTACTTTCATTGGTTGTTGTATTTGTATGTAAATCTGATTGTACTTCTTTGATGACCTTTTGTGTTTGAGCTGGCCCAAATAGGTATGTTTTAGCAGTAAAACTTAAAGTATATACAACAGCTCTTCTTGTTGTAAAGTTTCCGTCATATGTATCTTCGTAATTAACGGTATTTAATATGATAGGAACATCTCTTTTAATGTTTAAACTTGGTATAGCATTTACTGTAACAGTATAATCTGGTTGAAAGTAAGGTAATATTTGTTCTACAATTTGTAGGCCACTTTCTGCTGTGGCTGTAAATATGTTTAAATCATATGAAATATTATAAGGTACTGGCATATAGTTATAATCAAGTATCTTACCATCAGCGGCCGTCTTTACTCTTTTAAACTTTTGAATACGATTTAATTTTCTTGTTGAGTCATAGGCAATTGTTTTAATTTCAAATGACATACGAGGTAAAGTAATAGAAAACTCTCTTTCATCTAAAGAAGGCTGTTGATCTAATCGTACTAAAAACTTTTCTTTTGGAGCATAAGCCAAAGGAACTTTAATAGATTGTATTACATTATTACTAGAGTCTTTTCTTTTGATTTGAATGTTATTAAACAATTGGCCAAAAGCCACCGTCATCTTCCTCATTGATTCATTATAGTAATAATTACCAAACATTATAATAATCCTCCATCTGGTTCACCAAAAGGATTTCTCTCAGTAAAGTCTAATATATCATCAGCAGTAGAGGCCGTATCAAAGCCTGCCTCAGTATCTAAATCTAAATTATCAGCATAAGGCGATTGTGTTTGTATCGCATAAGTTTCAAGTAAGAAATAATTACTTTCACCTGTTACACTATCATTTTCTAATAATAAAGCACCTGTGCTTGAGTCTTCGTTTGTACCTGCTTCAAGTGAAACTTGATGTTGCAATTGATCTAAAGTATATTGATCTTCAGCACTATCAATTTCAGAAACACCTGTATTAATTCTTTCTGAAGAATATTCCCAACGTGTAACTCTTAATTTATAAACTGGTAAATTGCCGAGTTGAAAGAATGGCTCTTGGTCTTCGACAAATTGTATTTCAAAAAAACTATTCATCAACGGCATATAAATGATGTCGCCCTCATTTGGTCGGCCGTCTTTAATTAAAGTATGAACAGAATCAACAGCGTCTTGCCATCTTCTTTTTGAAATTATAAAAGTTGTATCTTCTCTAATTTCTAATCCAAACTTAGATATAATTTCTTGTTGACCAGCAAATCCTTCTGTGGTCTCCATATACATTTCAAGTAAATATGAATCATCAAACTTACTTAACGAATCTTCGCCAAGTATTAAATCTCTATTAACTAATGTTCGTGGAAGATAATAACAGTCGTGGCCATAAATCTTTAGGCCTTCAATAATTAAATCTTCGTATAATCTTTTTTCATTGGTGTTCCCAATGCCGTTACCACCTTGGAAGTAATGATTAACTGCCATAACATTATCCTATCATCATAGCAGGATTTAATTCATAACTTGCTCTAATTTCTTGTTCTAATTTTTCAATGTCTGTTAAAGCTTCTGAATAGATTTGTTGGCCATTTAAAGTAACGCCACCAATCATAGTTACACCATTAAACTTGCTAAGATTTGCTCCCCATTGTTTTTTAAATAAAGCAGTAACATATCTCTTTAAATATATGTCATTAAAAACATCTGTATAAACTGTAGGGTCTAATTTACGATAGGCCTCTATAACAAGATATTCACCTACTTGTAAATCTTCACTCCAATCCATATCAATGTAAAGTCTGTTATCGTGTTGATTAAATCTTAATGGTTTTTCACCAACCAATATGTGATCTAAGAAATCTAAATGTCTTAAAACAATATCATAGTTAATTATAGATGTTGAAGAAAAATCATAAAGATCATTTAATCTTAATTGGTATCTTACATCAAATAAGTTTAAATTACCTTTGTCTGAAAATGGAAAAATATTAATAACAGATATTACTGTTTCTGGCACAATTAAAAAATTATTGCCTTCGGACCAAGTTGTTGAAACTGAGTTTTTAGTAGCCGTCTCACTTGAATTACCTAATATTCTATCTTTATCGGCCTGTGTATATTGATATTTTAAGTAGGTTCTTCTTATACCATCATAGTGATATTGAGCATAATATTGTAAAGCCTCGTCAATTCTATCTTCAAGTTGGTCGTCATCAACATTGATTTCTATGACTGGTTTACCTAATGCTCTTAAAGCGTATTGTTTTAAGTTTTCTCTACTAGCTGGTGTTGCCATTAATAATCCTTATAAGTTTTAACTACCACTATTTATAAGAATAATGGAGTATTATCCTAAAGCAACGGCCTGAGCAATAGCAAAAGCGGTACTTGCTTTTGTGTCTATTTGTGTTTGAATATTAGATGTTACGCCATCAACGTAGTTTAATTCTTCAGGAGTTGCTGTAATTTGTGTCGTACTTGGCGCTGCTAAGACAGGAAGAGTACCTGAAACGTTAGGTAAATTAATTGTTCTATCTGCTGTAGGATCAATTACACCTAATGTTGTTTCAAAAGAATCTTCTGTAGCACCTTCAAATACAAATGAGTTTGTAATATTAATTGTAGTTGAGTTTACAGTTGTTGTTGTACCTGTAACTGTTAAATCTCCTGTTACTGTTAAGCCATCAGCAATTTGTATAATTGATGAATCTGTTGAAGATATGACACTTCCTTCAATTTGAATTGCTGAACTTCTTACGGCGTCTGTGCCTGAACCTAAAAGAATAGCATTTTGAGAAAGTGAACTTGTACCAATACCACCATATGTAACGCCTATAAACTCACCTGATTGAAACTCGGCAAGACCTGTTGCTACGTTACTTTCGTTAAAGACTGCTCGTATTGGTGTTTTTTCTGCCATATTAATTCCTTAAAAAAAGAACAAAGTGTTTCCTTGTGATGAACCTAACTGTGTGCCATTTGCTAAAGTAAATGAAGCCACAGTTTTATCAGGATCAGCTTTAAAATCTAATTTAGTGTTTTGAGTATTTAGTCCACTTGCTGTAGAGAAAAAAGGAACGGCCTGAACTGGCGAACCATCTGCTCCCGCTAACGCAAGTGTCTTAGTTACTCCACTTGTTACTTCTACGTTTGAGTTTAGAGGTAATGTAGCACCTGTGGCAGAAATAGAAATTGTTCCTGTTCCATCAGATGATATAGTTGAACCACCAATATCAATCGTGTCACCTGCTAGATACAATGAACGAAATCTTTTAGATACGGAACCTAAATCATATGTTTCAGTTGTATCAGGCAAAATATGTTGGTTAATTGCTGATAAATCAACACTTGAACCTGAATTAAAGTTAGCGACAGTAACTACACTGCCACCACTTCTCATATAAACTACTTTATCTGTTATATTAACTGCAACTTCACCATCTTCTAAATCACTAGTAGTTGGTACAGATGAAGCAGTTGTACTTCTTTTTAATTTTATAACTGTCGCCACTTATTAATCTCCTAAATTAATATTATGGGTATGTTCCACCATCAATTGATGTAACTGTAACAACACCAGTTGTAACTGTAAAGTTATCTGAACTAAATGATGCAACCCCTTTATTTGAAGTTGTTGCTAACTCAGCAGCAATTGTTAAAGTGTTTGTAGAAATTGATGTATCAATTCCTTCTCCACCAGTAATGATTAAAGTTTCACCAAGAGCAATAGCGTCTTCTGTAGAACTTTCATCTCTAATTGTAATTGTACTATTTGCTAATTTAGCGTTTGTAACTGAACTATCTACTAATTGTGAAGCATTAATAGTTTTATTTGTTAATGTCTGTGTTCCAGTTGTAGTTACAAACGTACTAGGTAAAGTAATTGTGTTAGATGATAAATCTAAAGTTGTTGCTAATTTACCAGCAGTAACAGCATTATCTGTAATTTTAGCTGTTGTAATCGCTGTGTCAGCAATTTGATTTGTTCCAATACCATCTGCTTTAACTCTTAAAGCATCACCAGATATTTCAATTGTACTATTATCTACTTGTACATCTAAAGTATTACCTGTTTTTAATAAACCGGCACCATCACTAATTTGACCTGCGCCAGAGAACTGAGCAAAAGTAATATTTGTAGAACCAAAAGTTGGTGTACCATTGTGAGTAGCAACATAACCATTATCGGCATTTGAAGTACCTTCTTCAACAAAGAAGAATGTTCCACCTGTTAATTCAGCAGCTGTATCAGCATCTGGAGCTCTTGTTAATACGAAAACAGCAGAAGCACCACCAGTAGCTGTTACTGTATAGATACCATTTTGAATTGAACTTGCTTGATTTTTAATTAAAACTCTATCACTTACTGATACAGAAACACCGTCAATTGATAAAGCACCATTAGCGTCAGCAGTTAAAGTACCTGCAGCGTTATCATATGTACAAGCAGCAAGAGCAGCTGTTGTTGCTAATCTTACACTTTCTTTTACATCTAAACCATTCGCAACACTATCAACATATGCTTTTGTAGCAGCGTCTTGTGCTGAACTTGGATCAGTAACGTTTGTAATTCTACTTGAATCAACATCAACAACACCTGAACCTTTTGGACTTAATTTAAGATCAATATTTGTGTCGCCACCTGTTGTAGCAATCTGTACGGCATTACCTGTAGCAGCGTTAGTAATTTCTAATTCATTTACAGCACTTGTAGTTGTTTGTAATAGAATTAACTCATTACCATTCGCATCAGCAATAAAACCACCATCAGCAAATTTAGGAGCTGTAAGTGTTTTATTAGATA